CTGCGCATCACGAGCCCCTCGACCTCGGTCGCGTACTCAGACTGGATCGACTTGATCAGCGACACGTTTGCTTCAACAGACGCCTGCATGACGGTGTTCGATACGAGCGTGTCTTTCACGGACACCGACAGGCCGGTCAAAGCGGTGGCCGCCTGCTTGGTGGCATTCGTCGCGTGGCGGTCGACCTTCGAGATAAATTCGCGCGCGAGATCCGGTGCCCGGGCGGCGAACATCTTGCGCCACTGTGCCGCGCGGCGTGCAAGTTGCTCGGCGAGGTCGCGCGCCGGGCTCGCATCAAGAGCTATCTCACTCTCGCGATCGCGGTAGGTGGCTCGCAACCAGTAGAGCGTGGAGCGGTGCATCTCGTCGATGATCGCCTCAAGCCTGCGCTGATAGGCGATGCGCAGCGCGGCGCTGGGGCGCGTAGGTCGCGCTTGGCCCTTAGGCTTCCGCGCTCGAGCCGGCATCGCTTTCGTCAGTTTCTTCGGATTCATCTGCCGGCCGCACCGGCAGATCGTCGGCGTCGATCGAATCGTAACCGCTATCCGGGTCCGCAGCGAGGCGCGTGCGCTCTTCCTCGGGGCTGAGCACGCCGCGCTCGTCGTAGATCGCGTACGCGTCGGCGTTCGTCTTGCGGATCGTCGCCTTGTCCATTTCGCTCAGTTCATGCAGCGGCTGGAATTGCCACGTGAGATCTTCGTCGATCGCACCGGCCTCGGATAACTGGATAACCTTGACGGCTGTGTCGAGGTTGTCTGCCATCACAATCTGCTGCTGGCTCGCGACGTGGTCGTACCAGTTCGACTCATCGTATTCGCCCGTCGAGTTGAAGCCCTTCGGCGCAATTCCGAGTAGCTTCACGGCCGGCTGCCGGAAGATTGCAGCGAGCAGCTCGAGCGATTGCGAGACGATATCGGCGAGGCCCGACAGCGGCGTGTTGACCTGGACAAAGTCCTCGGCGGTCATATCGAGGAACATCAAACCGTCGTTCGAGCCGAGCATCGACCAGATGGCGGCACGCGCTTTAAGCGAGCTCACATCGTCGTAGCCGCCACCGCTAAGCATCTGACTCATGTCGGTCTTCACGATCGACGTGCTGAAACGTTTGACGAGCTTCGCGACCGCGATGCGGATGGTATCGAAGCGATCGACGTAATCGAGCGCCATCTGGGCCATCGGGATACCGAAGAAGTTGTACGCCGGCTTGAGCAGGATAGGCGGCTCGTTCTGGATGAAGTGCAGCAGGCGCGACGCGTGCACGGTGCGACCCTGCACGAGCCACGCATCGGGCTTGTAGTAACCGGGCTTCAGCGGGTTGGACGCATTGTATGGCGCCGGATAGCAGTTGATCGGCTCGACGAGGCGGAAGCCCTTGAAGCTGCCTTTCGGGATCTTGGCCGAGTCCAACGTGAGCGGTGTCTGTACTTCTGCCAGGCCCCCGGGTGTATCGGTGTCGTCGCCCATGTCGATGAAGATCATGCAGCCACCGAAGTAGCCGGTCTTCTTCATAGCCTCATTGAAGCGCTCCTTCAGGTGATACTTCTCGGTCGATGTCTGCAGCTTCTTCGCCCGCTCGGCATCTGATTCTTCGGAGCCCTGTCCGGCAAATTCGATCCACTTACGTGTCATCTCGTCGGCAAGCGTGTCGACGGCCGCACGAATGAGCGGATGCTGCGCGGCCAGCGACAACGCTGCGTAGCCGATGAAGTCGACGCCAGACAGTTGATTGAAGCCGCTGCACGCGCCGATGGTGGCAGCCATGTTGTCGCACATGCTGTCCATCGCCAGCTCGGGGCGCTTCTGGCCGTCGGGTATCGTGCCCTTCGCCAGCTCGGGCTGCTTGAATTTGCCAGCCCAGTCGATCGACGCGCCCTGCGATCGCTGCGATTCAAGCAACACGTCGATGACTGCCGGATTTATCTTCACGCCTCGACGTGGACCTTCGACAGTCGGCCAGTTTGGCTCGACACGCGGCGCCACATCGCGCGCAACAGCGGGTGCGGCCGGCAGCAGCGACGCGCCGATGACAGAACGGAATTTGCTGAACATGGCGCGTCGCCGGTGGGTTAAGACAGATCGGCCGGCTTGTACGTGCCGGTCGTGGCCGCGCTCGACGATGCGCGGGTGTGGAGATGCAGCAGCGTCGCGATCGCGAGCAGATCGGTCTTCAGTTCGTCGATGGCTTCGTCTTCGAACTGGTGCAGCTTGGCCAGCAGACCGGCGAAACGGTCCTTCGCCTCGGCGTGCGCCGTGGCGTTCACCTCGACCTTGCCGGTGTCCTCGTTGACCGGTGCGCCCGCCTCAGAAGTCTGGGCCGTGCCGCCCTCCGCTGCCTGCGTTTGCGATTGCGTGCCGTCCGCGCTCTGCGATGCGCCGGTCGTGGTGCCGGGCGAGGTCGGTGCAATGTCCGCAGACGATAGCGAGCCGCTTTCGGGGCCGGCGTCCGCAGACAATGCACCGGCGTTTGGGTCGAGCGGCGCCGCCGAAGCGGATTCGACGTCGGACATGCAGAGCGGCAGGACGGCGAAAAGCGCGAGACGAACGAGAGACAGGCGATTGGTACGCATTTCGGTAAATCTCCATAAAACCGGCATTAACCGGCTAATAATCGGGTTTAAGCAGCCGCCACGGCTTGCAATGCGTCGGTCGAGATAATCAGTCCATTACGGCCACGGATATAACCGTCCATGCTGTACCGGATACCGTCGATGTGGTGGTTATGCTTGTCGACGATTATCGGCAAAATATCGCCGGTTTGTTTGTCTACCTTGTACGAATATCGCTCAAACTCTTTAATAGTTTCAACGCAGCGCGGGTGAATCACGATTTCATCGAAGCCGCGAAGGAACGTAATGCCGTCTTCGACGGAGCCGCCCCACTTCTTCGCCGCGTCGATGTTGAAGCCCTGTTTGGCAACAAGGCTGATCGTCTCGGGACGCGCGCAGTCGGCCTTGATCTTCCATTTTCGGGCACCGGGGATGCCGGGGAACTTGAGCTCGTCGGCCGCTTTCCACTGCGCCCGCTGGTTCGGCCGCATGCCATCCTTGCCTGCGAACAGCTTCCACAGCTCGTCGAGGTCCACGCCCTTGCCGTCGTTCTGACGCAGGCTGTTCACCTCGTAGTCGATAAACAGGGTATTGCCCCGCACGAACGAGCGGTTGAGCGTCGTCGGGTCCTGTGCGAAGCCCCAGTCGGCACCGAAGAAGAAGCGCACGCTGGCGGGTGTCTCGAACGCCTCGGTGCGCCACTTGCCGGCGAAGATCAGTTCGTTGCTGCGCTTGTTGAACTGGCCGAGCCAGATCCAGTTATATCGATCCTTGTCGGTGCGCTCCATCTTCGAGCGTTCGAGCTCGAGTTCCTCGGTGAACCACGGGTTGTCGGTGTAGTTCGCGCGGATGATGAGGGTGTCGTCATCCTCGTAGCAGCCCTCATCGTCGAGCAGGTTCTCGTACGGGCCAATGAGGTCGGTCCATGTGGGGTCGTGCGCCTTGTTCGGATTGAACGTCACCCACACCTCGGAACCGGCTTCGCGGATGGTGGGGAACAGGATTTCCCACGAGTCGCGCGACACGCCGTCCGCTTCGTCTACCCATGCCTTCGACGCTTTCGTGAAGCCCTTGATACCGCGCTGGTTGCGGTACAGACCGCGAAACGAAAAGCTGCTGCGGGTGGCCGGCACGCGGATATTCTTCTTGCCAGCCACGAACGATCCCGACAGGTCGCGCCGTTCGATTTCCTCGAGCAGCTCGGCGTGACTTGATTCCTCGATCGAGTTCTGCACCTCGCGCAGGCAGAGAATGCGCTCACGGCGCGCCGACGCCTGGGCCGTAAGGATTGCGACGACGCTGCGGGTCTTCGCGGAGCCGCGACCGCCGTAGACGATCTTCAGGCGTTTGTGGGGGATCAGTCGTTCGAGCTTGACCGGAATGAACACCGTCGGCTCAGCATCGGTGGGGTTGCCGTCGACGTCAAGGCACCGAATGACCTCGCGCTGCATGTTGCAGATCCCGAACACGGCCGGCGCCGCCTTGGTCGCAATGCCCTTGTAGTACTTCTCGACCTGGGCGATGCGGCCGTACGAGATGCGGCGGCGGCTCATACCGTGAGCGCTGCATCGTTTCGGATTTCGTCATTCAATGGCACGCCGCTGATCGGGCGCAGCCATGAATCGAGCAAAGCACCGTCGAGAAACATGACGCCGTGGTCGTTGAACCACGCGGCCTTCCATGTGCACCACCATGTCGGCCGCTGACCCCAATGCGATTCCGGGCCGCGCGGCGGCACAAATCGTACGACCTCGACAATCAAGCCGTCGATGGTCTTACGCGGCCAGTCAGTTGGCACGACCACGATCGCCATGTCACCGGCTTTGACGTTCATCGGTCACTTGTCCTGCGCGAGTTGTTTCTCGATCGCTTCCAGACGGTCAGCCAGTTCGGAGATTTCGAGCACGTCGAGCTTCGCGCGGATCATGTCGACGAGCGTCTTGCCCACGTCGGCCGGCACCTTGCCGAGCGACACCGCCTTCATGATCGCGTCTACCTGCTCCACCGGCGTGCCGTTCTCGGGGAAATCGAACTGGACGTCAGGCGACACCGGCCGCGCCACCGGCACGACACGCAGCAGCAACTCTTTCATGAGCACCGTGTCTTTGCCTTCAATCGCGCGTTGAGCAACCGTTTTATAAAACGCCTGCTCGTTCATTCCCGTCTCGGCTTTAATCGCGGCGAGTATCCGGGTGCGCAGGTCTTTACCGCGGCGTTTAGCCGGTTGGCGATCTTTTGAGAATTGGGTGTTCGCGTTGGTCATTTTCCGCTCTCGAATCCGTTAAATCGGGTAAATCGTCTCAGATAATCGCTTTGGTGATTATCGGTTCAATTGGGGACCGCAGTCGACAGGCCAAAGAGTTCGAAAAACGATTCGACCTCATCGGTGAGGATATTCAGGACGTCAGTTGCGCCCTGATCGACCAACGCGGCGGCCTGCAGCTGCGCGGACAGCGCGGCGTGGACACCCATGTAGAACGCCACTTGCGGCGGCACGTCGGCGCGCTCGGCTATCGCCCAGGCGGAATGAAGGGAAAGGGGTGTGGGCATTAAACCTCCGTTTTGGCAGCGACGCTGGTCGTCACCGCGCGGTCGACGATGCGATTCAGGTGAGCTTCGCTCGGTGTCCAGCCCGTTAGCCACTTGACGAACACGAGAAGCTCAACGTACGGCTTGAACCACCACGCGATCGAGCAGCGGATCGTGACGGTGTATCGCAGTTTCGCCATGTCATACCTCAAGAGGATCAGCGACGCGCACCGGCAGCGCGAGCTCTACCTGCTGCGCCTGCAACGGCAGGATCTTGACCACGGTGCGCGGGTTGGCGCGGTCGATGCCGTGGAACACATGCTTCTCGCGGACCTGGCGATCGTTGACGTAGACGCCGCGCTGGACGAGATAGCGTTCGCCCTTCATACCCGCATCCTTCTGCGCCTTCGTGAGCTTCTCCGTCTCGTACCGGTCCTGCAGCACGTCGAGCACGATCGACTCGTCAAGGTCGGGCCGTTCGCTAGCGTAGAAAATGTGCAGCGTGACCGCGACGGGCCCGGTGTATTGCACGCGATAGCGCGGCGGTATCTGGCGCAGTGCATTGCGCTCGAAGTCGAGCGCCTTATCGCTTTTGATGCTCACGGGCTTGTTACCGCGCATGACGATCTGGCGGCTATTGGCCTTGCTAGCCGGTTCCCCAAGGATCGTGAAAATAATCGGCTGGGCCATCACACCACCTCGCCAGTTTGCGTTTCGGCGCAAACCGGCACTGCGCGCTCAACGATATCGGCCAGCTGCTCGAACGCATCGAGCAGCATCGAAACCGCCTCGTGCGGGTAGCTGTCGCGGCGTTGCGCGCGAAACTCGGCGACCGCGCCGCGAATGTCCTGCACTTCCGCTAACGCGGCTTCGGGCTTGCCAAGCCCGGGCTTATCCGCGGTGCCGTGTTCGACCGGTGCAACGGTCTGGCCATCGGCCGCCACAGCGGCGGCCCTCGGGGTATTCGTTTCCTCGGCCGCCATCATCATCGACTCGACAATTGCGCTCTGCAGGATCGCAACGAACTGCGTGGTCAACCCGGGCAGCTTCGAGCGATCGATGGCGGCGATGCCCTTGGCGACTCCGAGCGCGTGCCGGTCAAAGGCGGCGGGCGGGGTTTTGGCGGTCGTCATTGCGGTAGCCCTCCGTGCTCGCGAGCGAGGCGCTCGGCTTCCGTCCGTGAAACGAGTTTCAGGTCGATGCTGTCGGCGTGGCAATGCGTGACAAGCGTCGGCTCGTCGCCACCGAAGCGCAGCGTCAGATCCTGCAGGTCGTCCATGGTGATCGTTGCTTCACCGCCGGCTTGCATGACAAGCACCGCAGCGAGCTTGTGCATGAACTCATCGTCGAGCATCTGCGTGATCGGGTGATTCGGGTTGAGCTTCATGGGTGTCTCCGGTTCAGGGAAGAAAGCCAATACGACGCTTGGCGGGCTCGACGGGTTTGCCGGTGACCTCGGCGACCACCGCGTGCAACTCGGCGACGACGTCGCGCTTTGCGGTCGACTGATCGAGGTACCCGGCCTGTCCGAAGCCCCAGGGCGGCGGCGTCCACTCGGCGTCCCACGCGTGGGGTTGTTGCGGCGTGCGGGTCATGCGTCGGTCTCCGAAAATGATGGTTCAGCGTGCGTCGGGCCAGATACGCCCGCCGTGGGAATGGAATGCTGGTGTCCGATCTCGCGCGTCAGCGTGATCAGCTCGGACTCGGCCGCGAGGATCGCGCGGTAGCCGGCGTGTGTTGCGCGCAGCGACAGCACGCGGTCAGTGAGCGGCTTCTGGCGGTGCAGCTCGGCGGTGATCGCATCGTTGGCCGGGCCGCCGATGTTGAAGTGGCAGCAGCAGAACCACTTGCCGGCGTCGCCGACGGTGCCGAGCAGCGGACAGCCGTACGCGGCGCACATGCCCCAGGCGGTGCCGTCGGCGCTCATGCTGCTTCTCGCTGAAGTCGGCGCATCGTTTTCGGTCCGCAGATGATCGTGCGGCCGTTATCGATCGAGAAAATCTTGTCCTCGGTTCCGAAGAACTGAAGCATCCAGTCGCGCAACTCCGCAACGAACTCGTCCGTCATGAGCTTTGCGAATTCCGGATTGGGCGTCATGCGCGGCATGTCGTCGCAGAACTGGCTGATCCGGACGTCCACGCCGGCGAGCGGGTTGGAGGCGTAAAGCTCGCGCTGAATGCGGTCAACGTCGCGCCGGATAGATTCGGCCGACCACGATCCGAAGTTCGAGTTGGAGAAGTTCATGCCCGCACCCCCTCGTACTCGGCGACGCGCGACGCGATCGCCTGCTTCGCCTCGGCCAGCTGCTCGGCGTTCTCACGTGCGTGACGGGACTTGGCGGCGGCAGCGCGCGCCTTTGCACTCCCAATTCCCGACACCAGCGCCTTCAGCCGCGCGAGATTCGCCTCGACGTTGACCGTGGTGTTGGACTCGGCAGGTCCCGCCAGCATTGGCACTGCGGCCTGCGCGTAGGCCAGTTGCAGGCGCCCCTCCCGCACAGCTTGGGTCACGACGGCTTCACGTCGCTCCGGGTCGAAACCCTGCGAAACGACCCATTGCACAGACCGATTTACACCGCGCGACTGGTCGGTAATCCGCAGATATGCGGCCTTAAACGCCATTCGCGCGCCGATTTCGTCACCGTCGATGACGCTCTGCGCGATGCTCCACGCTTCGGCGATTTCATCGGTCCACGCGACCGTGTCGCGTTCGTCGCGGCTGCGCAGTGCGATCGCCCATGCTTCGTCCGCCTCAGGCCGGCCGTCGCTTTGCTTCGGCAGGTGCTTCAGGATCGCGGCGGGCGTCGGTGCGAATTCGCTCACGTCGAGGTGACGCGAGAAAGCGCGGGCGACGGCTTCGAGCGGATGCGCTTCGAGCTTCAGCCACCACACGTCGAGCAGTTCCGGGTCGGGCAACGGCTTCTGCTGCATGCGGAATGTGCGCGAGAGCACGGCGAGAAATGCGGGGCGGTCGTGTGGCGTCATGGGTCAGTGCTCCATGTCGATGATGGTCGAATCGGACTCGGCGCCGCCAGCGAGCCATGCCGCGGCGTTCGCTTCGCTGATGGCGAGGCGCTGCTCGTCGGGGGTGGGTCGGGGCTGCGGTGAAGGTCGGGAAGCGCTGGCGAGCACGCGATCGACGTAGGCCGGCAGGAATGCGATTGTCTCGGTCGCCTCGTCGTGCGCTTTCGCGACAGCGGCGTCCATCTGCCCGACGGTGATGCCGCGCTTGCACCATGCCGAGAACAGCGGCCATGCCTTTTTTCGGTCGTGCAGGCTGGTGGCGTCGAGCTCAACGCCGTGACGTTCGCGGAAGTAGCGTTGCCAGTCGCCCTCGTCTTTCGGGGTGAAATCGTCGCGCCCGCCGCGCGGAGGATTACCACCAGCGATGACAGTACCTAAGGGGTTTACTGTCCTGTCCTGTCCTGTTGTGTCTTTAGCCGTGGGCGGTGCGTCCCCGGTGACGTCACCTGTTACGCTAACGGAGACGGTTTTTGTCACAGGAAGAGACGCCACAAGCCGTTCCAGTTCCGGTGTCTTGGTGTCATAGGCCGGGACAATTCCGTGTTCCCGTAACTGTGCAAACATGGCCTTGCGACGCTCGCGGAGACGCTGCTGGCGCGTCTGTTCGTTGGCTTCGCGTTCGGCATGTTCCTCGCGCTTACCCATGGCTTCGAGCGCCTTCTCGGCGATCACCGGGTGATAGAGGCGGCCGTCGCTGCACTTGATGAAGCCGCGCAACGCCACGGCCTTGCGCTTGCGCCACGCGGGCACTTCGAGACCGGCCAGATGCGCGAGCAACCGGTCATCGTCGGGCAAGGATGCGGCCGGCACCTGCAGCCAGCACTTCGCCCAAAGCCGGAATGCCGTCTTGAATTCGTCGCCGGTGGAGATGCCGAACGTGTCGCTGTCGATGACGCGCACCACGTCAAGCGGCATCCACCGCAGACCCGTGAGGTCGCAATCCGCTGGGGTGAGAGGATTCGGGAGTTCTGTCATGCGACACGCTCGCCAAAATCAAAACCGGACAACGGCATGTTGGGAGATAGCCAAAGCGTCTCTGTCCGTAGAGCAGCTCCATCGGCACGGCTCGCACGCCGCACCACGTTCCAATCCGGGTAGAGGCTGCGATATAACTCGCAGTCGTATGCCGACAGCACGACGAAGCCTTGAACATCACGCAACACTGCGGCCAGAAGCCGGTGCTCGAAATCAGTCATTTCGTGCTGGTAAGCGTGCCGGCGCCCTTTCTTGTGGCGCGTGCTATGGACATAGGGCGGATCGACATAGAACAGCGTCTGTGCGCCGTCATGCTGACGAATCACCTCGATTGCCGGACGGTTCTCCACCACCACGCCGCGCAATCGTTGAATGATGGTGCGCAGGCAGCCCGGGTAATTCATCCAGTCGTGCGCCGGCGTCGTACCAGATCGGTTCGAGTTGGCACGAAAACCGGATGGCTGGCGCGTCACGCCGGCCGAGCCGAAGCCTTGGAAGCTTCTCGCGACGGTGCGCCGGGCCTGCTCAAGCGGATCCGATGAGCGCTCATAGCTCTCGACGAATTCCGCCCGTGCGAACGGAGTGAGTTCGATTGCCTGCGCGAGCTGCTCTCCCATAACGGGATCGCGGACCACGCGGAAGAGATTCACGATTTCTCCGTCGAGGTCGTTGTATATCTCCGCATAGCTGCGCGGCTTTCTCAACAGAACGGAGGCAGCGCCGCCGAACGGTTCAACGTAGGTGCGGTGCATCGGAAAGTGGCTGATGATCCACGGCGCGAGGCGCCACTTGCCACCGTGATATCGGAGAACGGGACGTGTGGGAGCAGTCATTCGCATAGCCCATACGAAGACGAGCACGCTGTCGCTGGCGACGCGTCCGCGAGAAGATCGTATTGCCGTCCGCCGCGAGTGGTCTTGGCCCACTCGACTGCCTGCGCTACACCTGGCAAACCAGCTTTTTCCACGTGGAAGAACGTAACGTCCGGGCGCGGCCGACACACCGCAGATACCAGGCGCTCCCATTCCGCGATGCGCTCGATATGTTCCGGGAAGCGCCTCGCTATCTCGCGTATCTCGGCTTTCGATGCATTGATGCAAGGCATGCAGCCAACACGGCTCATACCCTGTCGATAAAGGGGATTGGGACGAATACCGGCAACAGCGTGCGCCTCAAAAACATCCTCAACACGCCAGCGAAGAATTGGACGGTGCACGGCATAGTGGCCGCCCCTGAACTCGTAGTACGGAAGCCGGGAACGCGACTCGCTTTCGTCGGCGCGCACGCCCTGCCACGACTCGACGAAATAGCCTTCATCGATCAGCGCAAGCGAATATTCAGTGAGCGGGTTGCGCTTCAGGTACTCGGTGCAGTATTGACGGACGCGCGACGGGAATCCGCCTTTGAGCATGCACATATCGAGGTACGGGTTCCCGGTCGGCTGAAGCAGCTCAAGAGCGCGAGCCGCCGCTTCCTGGGTCCACGCATACGCAAACTTGCGCGCCCCGTAGACAGTAGATTCAGGTTCACCAGCAGCCAGACGCGCCAGATTGGCGCGCTTGGTCGCAAACTCGTCCTCGAACGAGGCGCACACAACGTCGACAGTTATGCCCAGCTCGTATGGAAGGTAGCGAAGCGCATATTCATAAGTCGCCTCATGCTCGTTACCGGTGTCGGCGAACACGAACCTGCAGTTCTCCCGTCCGTGTAACTCGATGGCCATCAACGCCGTAGCGGTGCTGTCTTTGCCGCCGGACAGCGAAACGACGTGCAATGTCGGACGCGTCCCACTTCGTCCCAGGCTATCCCGCCCGGAAACACGCATGCCGTCTAATTCTTCGGCCATGAAAACCCCGTAAATACGTTTGCCGGGCGCTTTAACGCGCGACCGTCGGTCCCTGCGCGTCACTGACCGCTGGAATGTGGGACCGCACAATTCCACACAACAGGATTTCGACGAGACGAGCGAGAGCAGCCGAATCGCTCTCGATGAAGTGGGCCTGCTTGAAGTCCTGCAGGCGCACATACACCTCGTCGCGAAGTCGGGTTTTCACTTCGTTGCGGAACTGTGCCCGCGCGGCAGTACCCGGGCCGCGGCGGCGTGTTCGAGCTGGCGCGGAGGCGCGCCCGGCTGGGGTGGAGTGGTCGTTCATACGGCCGCCGGCTCTTTGCCCACTTCGCGGGCGGTGTAGAGCGCGGCGCACTCGGCGGGCGAAACAAGGCCGCCAGTTACCCCGTCGATTTGCAGCGCCTGTTCGAGGGTGACCCGCGTGATGCCGCGAACCCATTGGCTCACCTGGGCTTGAGAGACCGGTGGATTGAGCTTCGCGCCAAGCTGCGCTTGGGTCAGCTTGTGCTCGCGCAAATAGTCATCGAGTCGCATGAACGGATCACCTGAAAAGATAGCATTGCTTCTATTCTAAACCAGAAGCAACGCTTTTCAAGTGGTCACCCGAAGAAAAAGCGGGACTAATAAAATTCAGACTATGAAAAGACGAGAACTCACTGACGACGAACAGAGCGATGCAACCCGGCTACGAGAGGCGTGGACCGCCTATAAGGAGAAGAACCACGGGGTGACGCAGGAGTGGCTCGGCCGGGAAACGGGTTTAGGATCGCAAGGCGCCGTAGGCCAATATTTACGCGCCGTGATCCCCTTAAACCTACCGGCGTTGCTGGCTTTCTGTAGGGTGATGAGAGTCAACCCTGACAGCATCAGCCCGAAACTTGGGCGCCTCATTCCCCCGTCTGAGATGGGGATCGGGACGCCTGTTATTCCTGTAGAGCACGGCGCAGAGACGCCGGAGGGTTACGTGGCAATTGCAAGATTCAATCTAAAATTCGAGGCCGGAAGTGGACACATCCAGTGGGAGATCGACGAGGAAGATGAACCGCATGCATATTCAGTAAGGTATCTGCAACAAAAGGATATCCGCCCACAAAACGCACGGCGAGTGAAAATCGTGGGCGACAGCATGGAAACCACCCTGTATGACGGTGACTCTGCGCTCATTGATACCGGCGATACGCAGGTACGTGACGGGAAAATCTACGTGCTGCGCTATGGCGATGGCTTCCGGGTAAAGCGGCTGCTCAAGCGCTTCGATGGATCGCTGGTACTCGTCAGCGACAACAAAAAATATCCGGAAGAGATCGTCTCTGAAGAACAGGCCGCGCAGTTCATCACCATTCTTGGTCGCGTCCGCGATCGCAGCGGTAGCGGAGGTCTCGAATGAAACGTTTTGTGGCTGGCATTCTTGCGTCCGCATCCATTTCCTGCGCCTTTGCTCAGGTTCCATCCGAGAAGCAACAAGCCTGCAATTTGCTCATTGAGACCGTCGTCGCGTCCACAATTTGGCGTGACAACAACGTTCCGCCGAGCGTCGCGATCGATAACCTCGAGAGCGCTCTGAAAAACGTTCACACTCCCCTGAACCTATGGGGCCCTTGGCACGCGGAAGTATGGAAGGTTTATGGCGGCCACCTGAGTGCCGACGATGTTGAGAAAAACCTGCGTCCTCGCTGCCACTGAAAACGCGTAGAGACCGAGCCCGTGACCACGGGCTTTTTTTCGCCTTGCATTATTAGCATTGCTCTTGACATTAAAAGCAACACTGCTACTATGTCGATCAGAAGCAACGCTAATAGAGAGGCGACCAATGTCAATCCTTCAATTCCACAATCTGGCCCGCACGGAAGCGATGCGGGACCCCGCGCTCGACCGCGATCTGCCGGAAAACGTCAGCCCGAACGAGTGGACGGCGCGCGAGCTGGCTGACCTGGCGCTCTGGCATTCGAAGCGCATGGCCGGCGAAGCCGACCTGCTTCTCCCTAACGGAGATGCAGCATGAACGCCAGCTCTCTTGTCAGCAAGACGCTCGACGCCCTGATGAAAGTGATCTTCGCGTGTGAGCCCGGCCAGCCGATCCCACCGCAGGACCAGCTCTCCCGCCAGTTTGGCGTGAGCCGCACTGTGCTGCGCGAAGCACTGAGCAAGCTCGAATACCTGAACGTGATCTCGGTCCGTCCGAAGATCGGCACACGGGTCAACCCGCCGGCTGAATGGCGCGTCATCAACAGCGATGTTCTTCAGTGGCGAATTCAGGCCGGTGAGACGCCGCGGGCAGTCGCACATGAAGTTCAGGCTGCCGTCACCGATGCGATGGGGGCCTGATATGAGCGTCCTCGCCAAAGACCTGATGGAGCTGCGGGCGATCCGCGGCGGCGAGCGCGGCGCGCTGATCGAGCACCTGATGCGCGAGATCGCGCTGTGCCTGATCGCGGCCGGTGTCGCGGATAAGCGGATGGGTGACTGACATGCCCGAGTTCTTCGACTTCGTCTATCGCGACCGCCAGGCGAACGCGCCGACCGATCTCCAGCGCGGCTTCTTCTGCATTGACGTCGCCGCTCTTGACGCGCCGCGTGTAGTGCCCGCCGGTTCCACCATCACGATTCCGTCGTTCGGTGGCGAGCCGTTTCACGTGACCAGCTTCACGTACCGCGAGGGCTTCTGACATGCGCCTCTCCGACGAAAAGACCATCCAGATCATCGCCGCTCTCGACGCCGCTGAAAAAGCGCTGCTCGCGCTCGACACCGAAGCGAACTGCATCGTCGCCGGTCAATGCGCGGTCGCCAAGGTGTATCTCGAAACCGCACAGCGCGACCAGACCGTGCACTACATCCACAGCACGGGGGTGCACTGATATGACCGCCCTCGCGTGTTTGCTCCTGTACTACGCGGTGTTCGCCGCCTTCTGGCGCGGGAGGTCGTGATGGATGAATCGACCAAACGCCATCTTGACCACATGTATGGCGCCGTCGCGGCTTTAGGTGCGGTCGCCGTCGTGGCAATCGTCATCGTTGTCGTTACCTGGAGGCCCGTGTGCGCCTGATCAAACTTCGTGATGAAGAAATGTCGTTCAAACGCTGGCCGCGCACGCTCAACGAGGCGTTCGGCCCGAGGGCAAAGCTGCACGTCGAGCCGGAAAAGACACCGCTGCGCGCTTACTTCTGGATGCTCGCCTACGGCGCGGCGCTCGGCGCCGGTCTCTATCTGCTCGTCGGTCTCAGGGCGGGTGCGCAATGAAAGCTGCCCGCGCGCTCGCCGAACTCGCCGGCCTGTGGCTCGTCATCACCGCGGCGCTCGCTGCTGCCGCGCTGGTGCTCTCGCCGGTCGATCCGTTTCACGTAGTCCCCACCACCCACTCCCGAGGTCAAGCATGAACACCACCACCGCAGTGCCCGTCATCGCCATGGACGCCGTTGAGTCGTCGCAGATCCACAGCTTGGGCTACGACGCCGCGAGCGAGACGCTCGCCATCCGCTTCAAGAACAAGGTCGGCGCGCCGACGTCGCTCTATCACTACGCGACGGTCACGCAGGCGAACTACGACGCGTTGAAGGGCGCCGAGTCGATCGGCTCGCACTTCTACAAACACATCAAGCCGTTCTCCGAGCGCTTCCCGTACGTGTGCATCGAGAAGATGCCCGCGCCGGCCGACGCCGAGTAACGCGTCGCACCCGTCACCCTTCCAGCATAGAGGAATCCATGTCCAACGCCGTTACCAATCAGCCACGAGCGAGTCTCGTCAACAAGTTCGCCGAGAAATACTCTGTCGAGCCGAACAAGCTGCTCGACACGCTCAAGTCCACCTGCTTCAAACAGCAGGGCGACAAGGAGGTCTCCAACGAACAGATGGCCGCGTTACTGATCGTCGCCGACCAGTACGGGTTGAATCCGTTCACGAAGGAGATTTACGCCTTTCCCGACAAGGGCGGGATCGTGCCGGTGATCGGCGTCGATGGCTGGGCACGGATCGTCAATGAGCATCCGCAGTGCGACGGCTTCGAATTCACTTACGCCGACGAGACAACCGAGTTCAGCACTAAGCAGGTGCCGCTTTGGATGGAGGTTCGCGTATACCGTAAGGACCGCGCGCGGCCGGTGATCGTGCGTGAGTACTTCGACGAGGTCGTGCGCCGGAACATGCAGCCGTGGCAGTCCCACCCGAACCGCATGCTGCGCCACAAGACGTTTGTCCAGGGCGCACGGCTCGCGTTTGGCTTCGCCGGTGTGTTCGACGAGGACGAAGGCCAGCGCATCGTCGAACGTGACATGGGTTCCGCGCAGGAAGTGACGCCGGTTCAGCAGCCGCAATCGCGTAGCGCGCGCTCGGCTTCGCCAGCCATTCAGCACGCGGACGCCGACGGTGTACTCCGGGATCCGCCGCAGCGTCAGGCGGAGCCCGTGCAACAGCAGGCCGAGCCGACGCAACAAACCGCGCGGTCAACGCAACGCCAGAGCCGCACGGCGCCGGAAACCGCCCAGCGCGAACCCGGCGCCGACGATGGCGACGGTTTTTCCGGCACGCCGATCAGCGACAGCGTCCTCAAGATTCTGAGAACGAAGATGGAACAGTGCGCGATTTCAGACAACGATCTGAAAAAGAAATTCGGCTTTGACAGCTCTGGGGTCACCAAGGAAACGTATCACGCCGTAGTTGAATTTATTGAAAATCCGAGCTGATTATGGGGCGCCCTCTTCTCAACATGGCCGGCAACCGATACGGGCGATTGCTTGTGATTGACGTAGCTTTTATCGATCGATTCAAGCAACGCCACTGGAACTGTCGGTGCGACTGCGGCACACCTGCGGTCATCGTGGGATACAAGATGCGAAGCGGAGAAACGGTCTCGTGTGGTTGCTACCGAAGCGAATCCTCGCGTAAGCGGAACACAATCCATGGGAAGACCAATTCTCCAGAATGGTCATCGTGGCAGAACATGATCGCCCGTTGCACGCAGCCGGGGACGGCAGGCTATGAAAGCTATGGCGGTCGAGGAATAAGCGTCGCCGATCGCTGGATGGAATTCGACAATTTCTTAATGGACATGGGCGTTCGCCCGTCGATGAATCACAGCATCGATAGGCTGAACACGAATGGTGACTATGAACCCGGAAATTGTCGGTGGGCGACCCCAAAAGAACAGCAGCGCAACAAACGCAGCAACCTCGTGATCGATTTCCGCGGTGAGAGCAAATGTCTTGCTCAGTGGGCTGATGAGTTTGGCTTGGAGTGGGCGACATTGCGCAGCCGCCTGCGTCACGGGTGGGATGTGGAGCGCGCTCTCACAACGCCGCTCGCACAGCAGTTTTCGCATCGGGGTCGGCCATGGCCGAACTGATCTTCGATCCGGTCGAACACACGTACACCGTTGGCGCGCAGCGCGTGCCCGGTGTGACGGCGACGCTCGCCCCCCTCGTCGATTTCTCCATGGTGCCGAAGGCCGTGCTCGAGCGTGCGCAGCAGCTCGGCACGGCGGT